CGTCGATATCGGATAGGGATTGTCCGGGAAGCCGCCTAACCCTGGGAAACAACAGCCGTATCCGTCCGCCGGCGAGAGGTTGACGCCCTGGCCCCACGGTTCGCAAAGCCCGGTGATGTTGACGCTGCCGGACTTCGACTCGAACCGGCCGCTGCTATGGGTGACCGTCCACGACGTGACGCCCGTGTGCGATATCGGGATCGAGCAGTTACCGTCTGAGTCGGTCACCCCCGAGCCCGAATTCGCCCCCGAGATCGTGCAAGTCGCCCCCGGCAGAGGACTTCCATTGCAACCCCCTACGCTGAACTCGAAGAAGGCCCCCTCCGAGCAATTGATCGCCCCGACGAATACCGAAGCATCGTCGCCGCACGCGACGTTGGCGGTCTTCGAGAGAGACGAGCACCCGTCCTTGGACGTCTGGATCGTGTAGTGACCCGGCTGGATGTCCTCGAAACAGGCCTGGCCCGCCTCCCCCGTGTTCCCCGTCGCCGTATAGCCCGGCCGACTGATCGTGATGTCGACGTTGTACACGTCCTCGAAATCGCAGACGCTCCCGAGATACGCACACAGCCGTGTCGTCGCTCCACACGTCGGGCCGCACCGGCATTTGCAGTTGCCGAATCCGAACACTTATGACTCCGGGCACTCGTAGCTTTGCACGAACCACATCCCGCTGATAAGGGCCAGAAAGCACGCGGTATCCTCGGCGATGTCCTCGTCGAGCGAGTACTGATTGAAGACGTCCACGGGTTCGTCCTCGGCGATCCATTCGTCGTCGTCGTGGTGAAAGATCAAAGCCTGTCCCGTACCCAACGAATCCCACGAGCCCGAGGTCACCGGGGTGGTGACACGAGCCCTGACAGTGCCCATGTTGTAGGTGTTGACGGGAGTGCGGCCTCGCGGATCTCCGGACCACGACGTCGACTCCACGCGTTGGACCGTCTTGGCGACTCGCAGGGCGTCCTTGGGTGAGAACCCTGTGGCCATCAGGAGGTGCTCGCACTGAAGAGGTCGAAGGGCAGGCCAAGCAGGGCAAACTCCGCCGTCCTCCGAACGGAAAACGACAGATATACGGGCTCGTCCGCCGGATACTTGCCGTTCTCGTCGAGGTTCTCGGGCGAGCTGATCGGGGAGCCGTCGATCATGATCTGCCGTTTCTCATAGATCATGTGTTCGGCGTCCTTGAGCTTCTTCTGGCGAAGGCCAGCGTTCAGAACCTGGACCGCCCAGCCTGGGTCGATCACGATCCCGTGCGACGTCATGTCCACGGCCGAGGGTCGGAACGAGAACTGATAGCTGACATTCCAGAGATAACCCCAGTCGGCGTCATAGTACTTATCGGCGGTGATCTCCTGACAGAGCACGGACTCCGGGGCCCAGCCCAGCCATTCGGTCTCGTTGACGCTGTCCTTGAAGACGGTGATGAAAGCCGGGTCGAACGCCTTGAGCACTCGCGTGACGTTAGCAATAGGTGTTGATATGGGAATTTGAATTGGGGGATCGAATGGATCTCCCGCCTTATTAAGGATGGGCTTTCCATCTCGGTCGTGCGTACAGGCGAAGTCTTCAGACGACGAGGACCAACGGACGGTGGGCGGGGCCTCGAACGGCGAGAGGATCCATTGCGAGACCAGGGGGCCGGTGGCCGATCCATCGATCTGCGAGTTGTACGGCCCAAACTCGAGGGTGACGCGATGCTCGAAGCCGCTCTCGATCGTGTCGACCTTGACGCTTTGCAGGAACGCCCCGAGGTCCTGTTCGCTGGCCGAGGTCGTGAGGGGAAATCGGTAGTGCGTGCCGGGCGACAGTTCCAGCCAGAGGAGCACGGCCTGGGGCCCGATGGTCTGGTCGTCCGTGGTGACGTCGAGGGTGACCGTGTAATTGCGACCGCCGCTGACCGACCAGTTGGCCGAGCGATCCGCCGCGAGTTCGTTGATCCCAATGATGCCCATTAGATTTTCTGCACTCCAATCCCGATGTTCTGGACCGCCTTGATCAGCTCTCCGTTCTGGGCGGTGATCTTCGCGGTGTTCGCGGCCGTCTTCTTCGACGAGTCGGCCACGGTGTCTTTCTGGCTGCCGTACTTGCTGCGGAGCGTGATCGACGCAGCCTCTTGCGAACCCAAGAGAGCGGCCCCGGAAAACGGATTGGAGGGGGCCTTCGAGCTTTTGGCCACGGCACCCGGGCCACCGACGTCCGTGGGCAGCACGAGCGGGGTCTTGGCGAGGTCCTTTCGCAAGGCCGCAAGCTTGTCGCGACTCGCCTGAAATTGATTGGCGACGGCGTCCGAGGCCCACGGCTTCTTCAGCTCGTCGAAGAATCCCTTGCGGAGTTCAGCCAGCGAGTCCTTGAGGGAGTCGGCCAGCACCTTGGCTTCCTCGCCGATGCCCGTCGACACCCCGGTGATGCTCTCGTGAAGGGCATCGAATAGTCCCGCGAGCTTCGCCGCACCATCCACCATCGCGGTGAAGGCCCCGAGTATGACGCCCTGCCCGAAACGGATGGCCTCAGTGAAGACCTGCCACCCATTGGACAAAGTCCCGACCGCGGCTTCCACGAGGTTGACGCTCTCGCCGGTGACGCCCATCGCCCCCACGGAGGTCTCGGCCCACTGCAAGACGGGTTCCTTCGCGGCCGACCACGCGTCGCCCGTCGCGACGATCGCAATCGAGATCCCGCCAAGGGCATCGCCCACCACAGGAGCCAACGTCTCACCGACGGCGACAGCTAGATTGGAGACGTTTCCAGAGAAGGCCTCCATCTTGGCAGAGGCTCCGTCCGCCTCGCGGGCTGCCGCACCCATGGCGGATCCGCTCTTCTCGAGGATGATGTTGGCTCGGGCCTGGATCTTCGCCGTCTCGGTGAGAGTTTGGCCGACCTTCGCCAGCCCCAGCTCGTAAGCCTTGGCCTTGACAGCGTCCTCGTTTAAAAGAATGCCAAATGCTTTTAATGGCTCCGACTCACCACTGAGTCCCGACCTCAATTTTTCAAAGGCGTCCTCGAAACTGACGTCGTTGAAACGGCTTAGGTCGTTTGCCAAGCTGGCGAAGACCTGGCTAAATTTAGCCGTAGAGCCGGCGTTGAACCCGGCCCCCGAGAATAGCGACCCGAGCTGGCCTTCCTTATCGAGGATCTCGGTGATCGAGATGCCGTACGCGTCGGCCATCGCTCGAGAGGACTTCTTCACCTCGTCGGCCTGCTTGCCGAAGACGGCGTCGATCTTGTTCGCGGCCTCGGTGGCGTGTGCGGCGGCCCCGGCGAGCTTGAGCAGACCCGCGGTCGCGGCCCCTCCGATGGCAGCGGCGAACGCCCCCTTAACGAGCGTACCCAGGCCGGCGAGCGACGAGCCGAACCCCTGGACTGATGCCGCGGCCTGACCGAGATCGCTCTTGAGAGGACTCGTATCGGCACTTACCCCGATGTTGATAGATCCGATGAAGCTAATTTAACTTCTCCGTCGCCGTCTCTTGACGGATTTGCGGACTTGCTTCGCCTTGCGGACCACGGTCTTTCGAGCTTTCTTGGCCTGTCGAGTCGCCGTCTTGCGGGCACGCTTGGCCCCCTTGGCTGCGGCCTTGCGGATCTGCTTACCCTTGCGTGCGGCGGACTTCCGGGCTTGCTTCAGGAGCTTGCTCTTGGAGACCTTGTCGGCGAGTCGTCCCGAAACGCTCATCTTCCGCAGGATCTGATCGAGGGCCCGATTGAGTGCGTCGATTGCCGCGTCCCGGGCTTCCTCGCCCTTGGACTCATACGCGGGTGTCATAAAGGGACGTGCGGGCATCTTGGAAGTGCCGAACTCGATCATCCCGCCGTAGAACGTGTCGCCCTTGAAATCGCCCTGACCCACCTGCACGAGCGTGGAGATGCGGCCCTTCTTCCGCTTGCCGGCCTTGACCTTGATGGCGTCCTTGAGGGCCCCGGTGTCGACGGGCACGAGGGCCTTCGCCTCGGCCTGGATGACCTTGGCACCCGCTCGCGTGGCCTTCCGGAGGGCCTTCTGCTGGATGGAGGGCTCGACCGACTTCAGCTTGCGGACGATCTTGTCGACGCCCGTGATCTTGAACTTAATCCCCACCCGACCTCCCTGCTCCACCGATCGACCTGGGTTGACTCGCGGGCTGGACTTTTGGAGGGGAGGATTGCCCGCACAGTCGCGAGAGCAGGCCTCGGCTTTGGCTGGCGTCCAGCTTGACCTTGGGCTCGGACTTCCGCTTTTGCTTGACGGTCTTGGGCAGGAAGTCCTCGAAATGGCCCTTGCCACCCATCGATCGCGAGGTCGTGTAGGCGATCAGGGCCGCGTCCCAATGGGCGTCGGGCAGGGGCTCGACCTGGGAGTAAGCCAGCCATTCCGTGAGTTCTGAGGACGACATGGTGGTTTCGATTTCGCCGACCGATTTCCCCAGCAGTAACGCGAGCTTGAACACGAACTGCCGCAGGGGTCGGCTCAGGAGTTTTTTTCCGCGTCCTTGATGTCGGCGGCCGAGATGGCGTTCAGGCGAACCGCCGCATTCACGACGGGCTCGAGCACATAGGAGGGCATGGCGGAGATCTTCTCGACGTCGCCGTAGTGGAAGAGGGGCTTGCCCTGTTCGTCCACGGCCGAGGCCACGACGATCCGGGCCCGGAAGCCCTCGACGCCCTTGCCCTGCGAAGCGTCCTCCAGACGACAGCGTTCGCCGACGGTCAGCATGCGGACGCGGACCGTGCCCATCCCGGGGACCTCGACGTCCTCGGTGGCGGGGGCGGGTACGGCCGCGAAAAACTGGTCTCGCGTCAACATCATCAACCCTCCACGACGTCGGCCAGCACGGGCAGCGAGGTCAGCTCGAGCGTCAACGACCCTGTGAGAGGCCCGTCCACGTCCTGGCCGCCGATCTCGAAATCGCTCACGAATGCCAGGAAAGTGTCCGTCGCGGCTGCGGTGTCTTCGGTTTCGGGATAAAGGATTTCCCAGCTATGCGTGCAGGCCGTGACTGCTACTCCAAGCTCTCCTGCAAGCCACACATGCTCAGCATTTGAGGCGTCGAACTCGATGCCAAAACTGGCAGACCCGGGTTCGGAAATTCCAGGCCTCTTGAATTTTGCGGGCGTGCTGATGCAGGCCGTGACCGAGGACGGACGCGAACCGCGGTTGAGGGAGATCTCGGTGATGCAGCCGAGGTCGGTGTTGGTGCCGCTCCCGGTCTTATCGACCTTCAAATGGGTTCCACCGACAGGGACGAAAGACATGGAAAGTGATCCTTTTAGTACACGGGAAGGGTAATCTTGTGCGAAATAGAATAGTCCAAAAGGACTTGGTAGATCATTCGGGCGGTGCCTTCGCCGCCGGGCTCGGGAAGGTCGATTTCGTTCTCAAGGACAGACATATAGATATACACCTGGCCGATCTTCCCGGCGAAGCCGTCGAAGTAAAGACGGATCTCGTCGGCGATGAGGGCGGCGTCCTTCTCCTTGTCGGCCCAGCACCCGATGCGGACTCGGGCTTGGCTCGTCCTGTTCGGCCCGGCGAGGACCCTGCCGAACGTGCGGGACGCGACGCTGAAAGTCACGGCCGGACGCGGGGCCCCCTGGGGAAGTCCGCCGAAGTAGACCCGATCGCCCACCAAGTCGGCCAGCCCGGGGACCTGTGAGAGGCGATAGAGGACGGCCTCCCTGAAAGTTGCGGGACCGCTGGGCGGCGTAAACGTTCCCGCCCCCGAGAGCAAATGATGGACGACCGCGAGGGCGTGGCCGCCGTCGACGACGAGCGAACCCGAGCCGTTGACGATCCTGTGCGGGACGACGAGGGCCGCACTTCCCGAATAGATCGGCGGGGAGAACGTGCCCACGCCTTGGAGCAGGGAGTGTGGGCAAGTGACAGATGCACCGCCCGTCCAGGTCGGGGCCGAGAATAGCCCGGTGCCTTCGAGGATGTGCTTGATCGCGACCGCGGTCGACCCGGTGAAAGTGGGCGTGCCCGTGAAGCCTTGCCCATTGAAGCTATGGCGGACGCCGAACGAGCCGCTGCCCGTGTAGATGGGGGCCTCGAAGGTGCCCTCGCCCTGGACTGCATGCACGACGACCGTCGAACCGTCGCCGACGTACTCGAGCAGATAGTTTCCGTCGCCCGAGAGCACGCGTCCGGGCGTCGAGAGTGAGGCCGAACCCGTATAGACCGGGACCGAGAACGTGCCGGCCGCGTCGAGGACGTGGAGCGAGGCGAGCGTGGCGTCGCCCGTGTGGACGGGTTGGACGCCGAAGCCCCCGAGGATGAGCCTCTGGGGCCTGCCGTACCCACCGACCACGATGGGATTGCGGACGCCCTGGCCGCCCCCCATGCCGAGGTTCGAAAGCAGGTACGGAATCAGCACTGACTAGCCCCTTC